TTAATCCCACCTCATATCTTTCAAAATTTGGTCAACTCTTGTGTTCAAAGAGCTTAGATCTTCATAAAGTCTCCAAGCATGTGCTTTGTCAGCTATTTCTTGACGCTCTCTTTTTCGTAAAATACCTTTTCTTGGAGCTACTTTATTTAGCATTTCAGTAACTTTACTTTTATTCTCATCTTTTAACTTTTCGATAAGGTTTTCAATCAAAGGAATGCAGTCGCCAATTTCTTTCGATAACTCTCCTTTGATCGATTCCCAACTTTCTCTTCCGGCAAGCAGTGATGAGATTGTAGAAGCCTTATTTTTAAGATCGGAATGGATTTCAGGAATCCTCCCTTTTTGCTTAAATTTTTTTTTAAGTTCATTGGTTGTTTTAACGACCCAGATGGTCATAAAAAAACCTACAATTCCTAATAAAGTTGCTATGTCTGTAACAACCTGTGGAAGTTGTGGAAATTGTGAGCTCATGACTATGCCTTTTCAGCTATTTCCAATATCATTATCATTATCGATAAGGTGAACGCAACATCAGGATGCTTTGATTTCAGCATGCGGCACACAAACCCAGTCGATATGATTCTCTGTATAGATCCTTGTAGACTTCGCATCGCTATGTGCCATCCTGCCCTGAGGGTCAATCCCCTGCTTATTGAACAGAAACGCGGATAGCGCTCTTATCTCGTGAAAGGTGGGGCGCTGATCCTCCGGCAACCCTGATCCCACACCCACTTGATCTCTCAGCGCTGAAAACGAACGGCTAAGATAATCCGGGGCAACTTGCGTAGGGTGTCGCACCTCTTTGCTGGTGGGGTTACTTCTCTTAAGCGGAAGCCGGTGAACTACATACGGACTGGCAACATTATCCCGGCTGCGTTCAATGATAGTTTTCAGCACACCGCCGATTGGGATCGCAACATGAGAAGCCTCTTTGTGTTGCACCTTCTGACGATGAATATAGAGCGTGCCATAGATATCGTCTTTAGGTTCAGTGAGCCATACGCACCCGCAAATACCTTCACCTGGCTGTTTAATGGAATAACGGATCCGAGAAACTTCGAGGCGCGCATGCGTCGTTTGCAAGGCAAGGTCCATTGCTGTTTGTAGCCACAGCGGCGCAGCCTGATGTATTTTCAGGTAATCGGCCAAAGAGAGCCTGCGGCGAACTTTGGATTCAACCCTGCGCATTTTTTTACGCTCTGCCGGGTTATCCATCATTAGTGATTCATCTACCGCATAGCTGAACAATTTCTTTAAGAAGCTTACCTTTCTGTTTTGAACGTTTGCAGATGCATCGGAGTGATATTTACGGACATAGCCATTCACATGCTCAAGCTCAATATCACAGGCGTAAATATCGCTGAAAAATTCTTTCACTCGCTCAATATCATTAAGCCATACAGACAGGGTGTCCCCGCCTGGCTTCTCATCGTTTATTGCTCGCTCCAGTAATTGCTGTGCAAGCTCAGCAAAAGGGCGCGCCTCTCCATTTATTCCACCAGATTCTCTGACCAGGCTTTCAATTGACGGCGTCGACTCAGGCCGCAGCCGATTGTTATATTCTCTGGCGATCGCAATAGCTAAAACACGATCGGTGCCCAGATGCTTTCTTTTACCTGTAACCAGGGTAAACCGATATTGTCCTGATGATTTTTCAAAATAGAGGTGATCCGGGAGGTTCCGGTTTTCCCTTTTACGAGGTCTGGCGGCCATTTAACCCTCTTGCATTAACGTGCGAACGCGCTCACTGATCATCGAATCTACGCCCCATTGTTCAGAGGAACACACCCAGACCATTCCGTCCACGACACGTCCCTTCAACAGGCCATTTTCAACCCAGCGCTTTATCGTTCTGTTATCCGGTACCGAGCCTGAGACAAACTCACGCTTGCCCCACTGACTCGCCTTCATCAACTTGGCCATGGTTATATCTCCACTGCCGGCTGCAACCGGCTATTTCAATCGGTACGCACATGACGAGCACCCGTGGCGGGCGCCGTCGTTACAGCTGAAACACATCTTCGGTTCGCTGGTGGCCGGAGCCACCTGCTTGATTATTCTGGCCGGTACCAGCACCGGCATCGGTACGCGCTGCCGGCGGGCTTCCTCCAGCAGGTTCGCCAGCTCCAGCACGCGCGCTTTACAGTCCATTGCTTCAGCGCGCCACCAGATCACATCTTCGCGCAGTCGGCGCTGGCGCCGCAGCTTCAGTTTGCTGGGCATTAGTCGTCCTCGTCCCAGTCTTCATCTTCCTCGCCATCCTCACATGGAAAATTTAGAAAGGGATTGGTAGCTGCCAGCATTTCACTGGCAGCACCACGGCGTTGAAGCCTGCGCAGCGCCTCATAGAGCTCGAAAGCTTCAGTGCGTTCTTCGCCGAGATCGAGAGAGCATGCGACGCGGTGAGCGGCAACAACGATCACCTCTAACTGGTTACGGATGTCCTGAATAGTTTCCACCTCACTCCCCCTGCTCAGGCGCTGCCTTGATATGCATTCGTGGCTCACCGTCCTTAGGTTCCGGCCACTGGCGCGCCTTATTCACTTCCAGCTTGTCAATCATGGCCTGCATGATCTGTTCGTCAGTGATGCCAGCGCGGCGCTGTGCGTCCCACAGCAGAAACTGCATATCAGCCCATTCTGATAGGTCGCCTGGCTCCGCTGCTGCTTCCAGAGCCTCTTTTGACAGATGCTTCAGCGGCCCTATAGGTCCAACGTTTCCAAATGTCTCCTGTGACCATTTGGCATGGTTGCCGCGTATCTGTTCGCGGTCAGGCACAGCCACCGGCGCTGGCTTAGTTTTCCATCCGTGGTACCACATGAACGCGCAGTAAGCTGCTACGTCGCGTGGGTCTCCCTTGGCGATATGCTGATGAAAATGCGCCTGGCACTGACTCGGCCATCCGTCCTGTTTCCAGTCTGCGTCGTAGCCGTATTTCAACTGCGCTTTGTATAGCTTCTCTGCTAGTGCGGCGCAGAAGTCAGCGACAAGCTTTTGCGTGTCCGGATGTAGTTCACCAGGCATCACCGGAGCTGGCACTGCGGCGTAGAGAGCGGCACCAACGGCAGGCTTGCGAGGCACCCCGTTATCTGCGTACCAACAAACCCCGACAGTCTCAACCTTCGCTACTGGCTTGCTGTCCATTCCCGCCAGCAGTGCTGTAGTCAGTTGCAAAACCTCTTCAGGTTTCATGGTCATTTTCATTTGTGTGCTGGCGAATTCCGTTGCCGCATCGCGCAACCATTCGACCTGCCTCCGGCTTAGTTGCTCTGTCATGATTTCAACCCCTCGAAAGTCACTGTGGCGTAAAACATATCGTTCGGATCGCGGTAGAACTCGATGGCCTTTATGCAAAGGACGCCGGTCCGGTTGCCTGTCAAAGCGATGGTGAAGGTGTCACCTTTCTTGGGTTTCTTCTCGTGAATGAGCCCGGCGCCAAAGAAATGGCCAGTGATCTCCATTTTCCCCTTCGGCTTGAAGCCGCGAACGAAGTGAAGAGCGTGGCCCCAGTACTGCCGGGTGTAATCGAACTCTGTGCTTTCCGACCTGGTGCCTTTCAGCAGCGCGATTAATTTAGCGAGCATGTTTACCTCCGCGCAGCTCTTGCAGCTGCTGGCAATCCACACAGGTTTTGCATCCGCCGGCAGGGCGGCGGCGCGGCGCGCTTCAGGAATGTCCACGCCACACGCTTCGCACTGCTCCGCCGAAACAGCGTCACGGTCGATGCGAATGCGCTGTAAAGCATGCTCCATGGTGAGCTCTACCAGAGCGTTGGCCTGGTCGATGATTTCTGCTGTCATGCTGACTCCTTAAATTTCGAAGGCCAGTTGTGGCATAAACCTGTCGCGCCCGGCGTCATAGTTCAGTGAGCTGGCGCTGTTCATTGATTCAATGCGTTCAACAAGCACCGCAGCCCGCGTCTCTTTACTTGCTGGCGCATAGGCTGATTTTTTCCAGGCTTTATCGATCCCGATATTGCGCGCGACGTTGGTGCTGCCTGCAGAGGACAAAGGGATGTGCCTGAAAATGTCGGCGTTCAGCATTCGCAAGCCGTGTAATTTTGTAATCGGGTAGCCGTTCTCATCGACAACGTGTCGGATCAGGTCACGCAATCTGGCAACGCAGCGTCGCGGTCGTTTTGCGTCGTACTCGCCCATGCTGCCAATGCACACTCGCGGAAAGTCCCGGCATAACCGGATGAAGCGCTCGTCTGGTTCATTCATGTGCCAGACCGGAGCGCCAGCAAATTTCCCGTGTGGCCACTCAGCGATAAGAGCGTCATTCTCTTCACTACTGCCGCCGATGACGTCCGGAATGACAGCGAAGGAAAATCGCGGGTGATTACCCCAGCGCGCGACGAAGGCGTAATATTCATGCCAGTTAACGACGCGCTTTTTAGTCCAGAAGCTGAATGCACCGTTATCCAGGGCGAATGACTGGCACACTTCACTTGCCAGCGGCAACTGGCCGGCGTTAGCAAAGCTGATGAAAGCATGGCGAGCTTTCCACGCTTTTAGCGCGCAGGTATCCGGGGTAATAGGGCCGCCGTGGAAATGGATCATTGGCTTTCCCCTGTGATGGATTTTACCGCCTCGTTCGATTTGCTGCGGAGCTGGGCAACCACTTCATCGCAAACATGGGTCAGGCTGCAAAGTTGGATCGCCGGATGTTGCCGCAGCATCTCCACCCCTTCTGCGCGCAGGGAGGCGGCGTATGCGTCGGTGGCGGGAGTTTCGATATTAGGCAGCAGCGCATAATCGCAAACCGTATCGATCGCCGGGTCACAACGGTCATCTTCGTTGCGTGGGCGTTCACCAACCTTCGTGGAAGACTGCATAATCACGCCCCAGCAGATGCTGTCGACTTCTTCACTCCATCCATCGCAAGCGTCGCCGCGATAGTCGTCGATTGCAGCTTCAGCTGCCTCTACAGCTTCCTCAGCCGTTTTGTGATATTCGAAATAATGCTCAGACCCGTATGAGAAATATGAAGCTCCAGACTTCAGCGCAGCATTTTCCGCAGCCAGCTGCTTTGCCTCGTTCCGCGATTCGCACAGCACCACGAACTGTAGATCGAGACGGTCTGCCATAGCGGTCATTAACTTTGCTGCTGCTGGTGGCAGAGTAGGGGCTGTCACTCTGGCATCGGCGATCAGCTCTTTTGCATTCATTCGCATGTTGGTATCTCCTGCGCGCTGCAACGCGCGATTTTTGGTTGCACGAATCCCCCGCCGGCTGGCGATTAATAAAAATGGGTTCGCTTTAATAAACGCCCGGAACAGAGTAGGGCGCTTAATGAAGCGGGCGGCTGCAACCGCCCTGGTATCTCCACACAGATGCAAGCGCGCTCCGGAAGGAGCTTGCATTAACGACCAGACACTTGAGGGAGAGTGCCGGAGCGCGCTTGCATCTATGCGAAAAAAAGTGCGGCACCCTCACGGGTAAGGATCCGGTGCCGCCAATGACTTCACGTTGCATTTTTTGTTTGTGGTGCCGGGTGCCTCCCGGTGATCGCATCCAGTTACGTGCGATCGGGTACCAAACCACCTGATAAAGACGTTGTTAACTGTCCCGCGCGCGCAGAGCCGCATTCACCACAACAAAAAGAGCACTACCGCGTTCTGCCGTTCCATCCTGGCTTTTGGTACTGCAACGGCTGCGAGATGTTTTTTGCATGCCAGCGCTCTTTTGGTTATGTCCTCGTCTGCTTCCGAGGTGTCACATCGTATCGCCGCGATGGTGAGTCGCCGTATGGCGCATGCCTGGCTTGCACATTCCGGCTACCCACAAGCCCAATGCAGTACTTCAAGGGAGGCTGTGGACCGCTTCGACGCATGTGCCATACGCCGTGAATTAAAATATACCTTCAAGTATATTTGGTTGTAAATACTTAAAGGTATATTTTGTGTGCGTAGTAAGTAAGCTATTGATTTGTTGGTTAATTTAAATGAGGTTTGAAACGGGTGAAAAATGAAGTGTTGTTGCTGTGACTAAGAGGAAAGATTCACAGCAACATATTTTGCTAGGTATTTTGGGGGGGCTTATTTATTGATTAATCAAGGCGATAGATTGTCTTTGCTGGCTACATTCTGACTTGGCGATTATGGTAGATTAGTGATTTTTGCATCTACTACAACGCCTATAATTCTGCAGTTGCCGTCAATCTCTGTCATTGGGTACTGAGGATTTAAGGGCTTCAGAAATTTTCGGCCGGCGTCTACAACTAATTTTTTAAATGTTGCCTCATTTTCAGAGTCGAGCTTAGCTACCACAAGTTTTCCGCTGCGTGGTTCAACAGCAGGATCAACCAGAATTGCCATTCCTTCTGGAATACTCAGTCCGACAGGGGATGTCATAGAATCGCCTTTAACATCAAGCCAGAAAGAGTCCTCTGAACATTCAACAGTTGTTTCATACCAACGGTCAATACCGCGACGATGATAAGGTTCTACAGCTTCCATCCATTGCCCTGCGCTCACCCAGCTTATTACGGGATAAGCCCCTTGTGGTTCGTTAAGTCCTGCATAAGAAACGTTATTATCAGTTTTATCAGCAAGACCGTCCATCCAGCCTCTGTGCAGCTTTAGTGCATCTTCTATTTGCCTGGCTGCCTGCTCACCAATGTTTCTCTTATTTGCTTTTCCTTCCGGATAAAGCATGCGCGAAACGACAGTAGGATCCATGCCCACTGTTTCTGCAAATTTCCTCTGCGTTTCATGACGCGATACCAGCTCTTGAAGCTTCTTGCGCCTGACTTCGTAAATTGCGTTGTTCGTATTTTCTTTCATGCCGGCATCTTACGAAAATTTACCCCTAGGTAAATGACCTATGAGTATTGAATAAAATATACTCCTAGGTATACTTTCACTATTACCCAATGGAGGCTTCATGGAAACGTTAAGAACGTATCTCAACAGTCTGGCGTTGAATAAACAGCGTGAGTTCGCCGAAAGCTGCGAGACCACGATTGAATATCTTCGCAAGGCTATCAGTAAAGGGCAGAAGTTAGGCCCGGCTTTATCAGTTTTGATTGAGTCCAACTCAGCTGGTGCAGTAAGCAGAAAAGATCTTCACCCAAGCGATTGGTCGAAGATCTGGCCTGAATTGAATCCTAAAGAAAACGCAGCGTAACGGTAACTACCAAAGGAAAAACAAGATGGTAGAGCACACTTTAAAAACTGTTGTTAAGGCGATGTGTAAAGCCTACCCGGGCGGGCGCGAGGCGATGGCTGGTGCACTTGGCATGAGCATGACGCAGTTCAACAACAACCTGTACGAGAAGAACGGCTGCCGTTTCTTCGAGGCCTCCGAGCTGGAAGCCATGGAGGACATCTCGAACACCTCTTGCCTGGCTGACTACTTTGCCCGGCGCCGCGGATGCCTGCTGGTGGAACAGCCGAGCATGGAGGACCTCGATCGCGTTGACCTTTTCAGCCGTTCGATGAGAACAGCAGCAGCGCGCGGGCACGTCGACCAGATCATTCAGCAGGCGCTGGAAGATGGAGTGATTGAGCAGGATGAAGCCGAAGAAATTATGGAATGTCACCGCCGCCATATGGCTGCGCGTGAGGAAGAGATTGCCGCGATTATCGCGTTATTCAGCCGCAAAAAGAAGTGACGCCAGCGGGTTGCAGCCCCTGGCGTCGTGGCGTGTCGATCAATGTGGAGATACCTACGCATGAACAGTTTAACAACACAGTACCGCAGGTCGCAACTTGTAGCGCTTCCTGTTACCGGCGGTAAAGGCCCGGTGCAGTTCGTGTATGGGGTAAGAGTACAGGGCGCTGTTGAGCCTGTCAGCTACCCGTTTGCTGAGTGGGTTGTAGGTGATTTTAACAGCCAGGGGGAGAAAGCCGAATGCGAGAGCTCGACAGGTGGTTTCGTGACAGAAGAGGCATCCCCGTCCGTGTCATTCGGTGGGAACCAGAATCGCGGCGAGTTATCTATCTGCGGACTGACTACCCCCACGAATGTTTCAGCCCACTCCATATCTTTAAGCGCGATTACAGAGAGTTTGAGGTAGGTTCAGATGAGCATGGAATTAATGGTAAGAGCCATGAAAGCGAAGGTGGGCAATCCACTCCGCAAGCTCGTGCTGATAAAACTTGCCGATAATGCGAGTGACCAGGGCGAATGCTGGCCCTCCGTTCCCTATATCGCAGATCAGTGCGAAATCTCAGAGCGTTCTGTTCAAAACCATATCAAAAAATTGGTTGAAGATGGTTTCGTGTCCGTCGAGGAGCGTAAATCTCCCAACGGTCTGAACCGCACGAACGTTTACACCCTCAATCTGCGCACTGGTGCAAATGCTGCACCCTCTGGTGCACCTGCTGCGCCAGGGGATGAAGCTGCTGCACCAGGTGGTGCAAATGCTGCACCGGTTAGTGGTGCAGGAGCTGCACCCGGAATCAGTCACTTATCTGAACCAGTCAAAGAATCAGTCACTAATAACTTATTCGACCAGGCCTGGGCGCTCTATCCAAAGCGTGCAGGTGGTAATTCAAAAAGTGCGGCTCTGAAAGCATGGGATGCCCGCATTCGTGAGGGTGTCGCACCACATGACATGCTGGAAGGCCTTAAACGCTATGCGGCGTTTGTCAGCCAGACAGGGAAGACGGGTACCGAATTCGTCAAACAGGCTAAAACGTTCTTAGGTCCAGACCGTCATTTCGAAGATGCATGGCTAATCCCGGCAGCCAAAGGCTCCCGCCAGGACCCGTTATTCCCGGGTAGTTATGCCGACGCCGATTATTCCCAGCGCCCTGCAGGCTTTCGGGTGGTGAACTGATGCAATGTGAATCTGTAGATACTGGCACTGAAACCAAATACGTTGCGTCAAAATTATCGCTGCGCGTATGGCAGCGTCCGTTCCTGAAATGGGCTGGTGGAAAATATTCCCTGATGCCTGAACTGGATCGCCTCATCCCGGCGGGTGCCCGGCTGATTGAGCCGTTTGTTGGGGGCGGGTCAGTTTTCCTCAACTCCGATAAGCATGAAAGCTTCTTGCTGGCAGATGCCAATCCGGATCTGATTAACCTCTATCAGATGCTTGCCGTAGTGCCAGAGCAGGTAACGATGCTGGCGCGCCAGCTGTTTACCGAAATGAGTGACGAGCCGGGTTACTTTACCGTTCGCCAGGCATTTAACGCCCAGCAGATGACAGGACCGGAGCGCGCCGCCGCATTCCTCTACCTGAACCGCCACTGCTTCAACGGCTTGATCCGCTACAACCGCGCCGGCGAGTTCAACGTCGGCTGGGGTAAAAAAAATGGCCCGTATTTCCCGGATAAAGAGCTGCTCGCTTTTGCAGCGGTGGCGCCCAACTGCGTATTCATGAACGCCGGTTACCGCCGGACGCTGTCGCTGGCGAGCGAGGGTGATGTCGTTTACTGCGATCCGCCCTATGAGCCGCTGCCGGGCACGGCGGGTTTCACGAACTATGCCGCCGGTGGCTTTGTATGGGCAGATCAGGTGGCGCTGGTGGAATCCTGTGTTGCGGCGCATCAGCGCGGCGCGCGGGTGATGATCAGCAACTCGACGGCGCCACGGATTATTGAACTCTACGAACAGCACGGTTTCACGCTGCATCACGTCAGCGCCCGCCGCTCCATTTCAAGCAAAGCCAGCACGCGAGAAAACGTTGCTGACATCGTGGCCATTCTTTGAGGAGGCAGCGTGAAAAAGAACCTCTTAACCGCCCGACAGCAGCAAATACTGAGCCTGATCGTGGCTTTCCATAAAGAGCATGGGATCCCCCCAACGCAAAAGGAAGTGGCTGACTTGATGGGCGCAGCATCGCCGAACGCGGCAACTGAAGTACTGAGATCCTTACAGCGTAAAGGCGCTATCACCCTTTTACCGGGCGTATGCCGCGGTATCTCCATCAACAGCCTGGGCGTAGAAGATGAAGCAATTTCGTTGCTGCGCTCGCTGGTGGCCGGTGAAGAACATGCGAGAGACCAGGCGATCTCCTTCCTGAAAATGCGCGGGGTAGCGGTATGAAACTCACGCTGCCATTTCCCCCGAGCGTGAACACCTACTGGCGTGCTCCGAATAAGGGGCCGCTGAAGGGGCGGCATCTCATCAGCGCTGACGGGCGCAAATACCAGAGCGCTGCCTGTGCGGCCATCATCGAGCAACTGCGCCGCCTGCCGAAGCCGTCGACCGAGCCAGCTGAAGTCGCGATCCTCCTATTCCCTCCGGACGCGCGCCGCCGGGACATCGACAACTACAACAAGGCTTTATTCGACGCGCTGACGCATGCCGGCGTGTGGGAGGACGACAGCCAGGTGAAAAAGATGCTGGTGGAGTGGGGGCCGACAGTGAAAGGCGGAAGGGTGGAGATCACGATCACCAGGTATGAACCAACAGCGGTTGCAGCCGCTTAACGGAGATACATATGCAACAGATGAACGCAATATCCGCTTTTACCCCGGCGGCGATGATGCCGGGAGAGGAACTGGCGATGAGCAGCCAGGAGATCGCCGATCTGGTTGAATCACGTCACGATAGCGTCAAACGGACAGTAGAGCGACTGGCAGAACGCGGAGTTATTCAACTTCCACCAATGGTGGAAGTTGCCAATCACCTCGGGCAGACCGTCGCCGTGTACCAGCTTTGTAAGCGTGACAGCTATGTCGTGGTGGCTCAGCTCTCGCCAGAGTTTACCGCCCGTCTGGTTGACCGCTGGCAGGATCTGGAGAGCAAGCAGGCGATGCAGGTACCGAAATCCCTGCCGGAGGCTCTGCGCCTCGCCGCTGATCTTGCCGAGCAGCAGCACCAGCTCAAACAGGAACTGGCTGCCGCGGCGCCTAAGGTGGAATTTGTGGATCGCTATTGCTCTGCGGGTGGCTCAATGTCTTTCCGCCAGGTGGCGAAGCTGCTTAACGCAAAAGAGCCTGAGTTTCGCATGTTCCTCATCGATAACAGGATCATGTATCGCCTCGGCGGGGTGCTGACGCCGCACCACCAGCACATTGAAAACGGGCGCTTTAAGGTGAAAACCGGCACCAGCACCGAAAACAACCATGCATTCAGCCAGGCGCGATTTACGGCAAAGGGGATCCAGTGGGTCGGCGGCCTGTGGGCGGCACATAAAGCGCAGGGGGCTGCGAAGTGAGGGCACTGCTTACTCCGATCGTCGTGGCAGAGCTGGGGCTCGTCATGTTCAGGCCGGGTTACAGCCTGCTGATGCATTTCCGCCGTGGGCGCATGCTGCTGGAGAACGAGCCGGAGCGCCTGGCGGGTATGCCCAACGGCGAGCTGCCACCAGCAGAGCAGCCGCTGGCCGAAGATCCTGCGCTTGCCGGTGTTTTTGAAAACGATGCGGTGCTGCGCCGCGCCGGCGGCATCGGCGGGCTTGAAAGCTGGCTGATGGAAAGCGGGGAGTGTCAGTGGCCGCATGAGTCCTGGCACGCCGAGAACATCACCACGATGCGCCACGCGCCCGGTGCGCTTCGCCTGTGCTGGCACTGCGATAACCTGCTGCGTGAACAGACTACAGAGCAGCTGGCGCACATGGCGCGGGCGAACTGCGCGGCTTATATCCTCACCACCGCACGCCGTGAACTGGGTTTCGACGATTCGCATACGCTTACGTTGCCGGAGTTCTGCTGGTGGCTCGCGCGTAACGGCCTGGCGGATGCCCTGCCGGAAGATGCTGCGCGGCAGGTGCTGAGAATGCCGAAGCCGGTGATCCGCTCCGTCACCCGCGAAACCGAGCTGGTACCCGGCGAACGCCTCGGGCGGGAGATAGTGGAGGAAGTGGCTAAGCAGGTGCTGGCGCTGAATGTCGATCCGGAAACGCCGGAATCCTTCATGCTGCGCCCTAAGCGCCGCCGCTGGGAGAGTGAGAAGTATACCCGCTGGGTTAAAACGCAGCAGTGCATGTGCTGTGGCAACCCGGCAGACGACCCCCATCACCTGATAGGCCATGGGCAGGGTGGAATGGGTACAAAGGCGCACGACCTGTTTGTGATCCCGCTTTGCAGAGCGCATCACGACGCGTTGCACGCTGACGCCGTGGCATTTGAAGAAAAGCACGGCAGCCAGCTGGTGCTGCTGTTTCGTTTTATCGATCGCACGCTGTCCATCGGCGTGCTGGCGTAAGAGTGGAGATGTTTAATGCGTGATATGTATGAAGTGATGGATATGTGGGGTGCATGGGCAGCTTCAGATCAAAGCGGCGTTGACTGGCAACCTGTAGCAGCAGGATTTAAAGGCCTTCTTCCGCATGGCAAGAAATCTCGTCTGCAATGCAATGATGATGAGGGTATTATGATCGACGGTTGTGTTTCACGACTCCGCAAGTATAAACCTGAAGAGTATGATTTGGTCATTGCACATTTTGTTATAGGGATATCTTTGCGTGCAATTGCCAATAAAAGAAAGTGCTCAGATGGAACAATAAGAAAAGAACTGCAAACAGCCCTTGGGTTCATAGAAGGGCTGCATTCAGTACTATCTTAATAATACCTGAGGTCTTATGGGCCTCAGCTATTGTAAGGTCGCTTGGAGTTTGATTTGAATATATTTTGCGTAATCTCTGAAGTAAATATGTCTTCATCTAAAAAATCCAGTAATGCTTTTATTTCTTTTTTAGTTTGAGGCATAACGATTTTTTCTTCCGCTTCTACAACTATTGTAGCTAACGGAAAGCCAATCTTTTGAGCAGCTGATTTTAGAGTTGGTAATCTTTGTGCATCCAAGATTCCGCTTTTGTTAATTAAAGTAATTTTACTTCTAATTGGTGTGTCTGCTACAGCATTAATATTAAATCCGGGCGCAACAGAAAAAGCTGCATGGCTAGAAAATAAGGCTAAGTCTTGATCTGTTGCTTCTTGAAAATAACCATTCATATCAAAAATACTTCGTAACTTAAAAAAACTCCGGAAAAATATTTTTTCTTTTTTTATAATTGCAACTAATTTTTCGTCTATATTGAAACCTACCTTTTCAGCTTTGCTGAATGTATTTGCAGCTCCAACTAGGGACATAACAAAAGATTTAGATGTATCAAGGATTTGCTTTTTATTAAAGGTTTGTAGTGCAATTACATCGCTGGCGACAGGATTGCCAACGCCGACGAAAAGTGCTTTTATATGATCTATATCTATTTCATCTGGCTTCCATTCAGGGATGGCTGTGTTTCGATTTACCGCATCAATAAGATCAGCTGAATCAGCAAAGTTATCTAATTCAAAACTTTCATTATAACTAGGATTATAACCAGCATAAAATGGGATTATTGAGTCGTGATGTGACTCAAAGTGTTGGGTTTGATCTTGGAATGTTTGATGTATCATTGTGGATGCGCTTCTATCTAGTTTTATTCTAACTATCCTGAGCGCGCTTTGATTATCCATGACTGCGAATAGAGGCATATTATTATCCTATAACATGTAAAAATGTATGTTCAGTTAGTTTAACAACTTTGAAATCAATGTTTTTTATATCAGTAATGATTTTCTTGGATATTAATACAAAACCAACACCTGTATCGTCCTCTGCCTCATAGAATTTATAACCATGCAGCGCTAATACAGGGTTGAAGTTATAGTTCTCCGAGAAACAGATATAGAATAGTAATGATAGATAGAAAAATATTGCATATTCTATCTTAGTAGCAATTGAATCTGTGCCAAGAAGAGGAAAAAGGTAACTTAAAAAATAGTTGGTTACTTCCTTATTGGCGGGGGAAATAGAGCTAATGTTTTTACTCAGAATTTCGAAGTTCTTTGCTGCGATATGAACAAGTGACCAACAAAGTAGCCAACTTATTATTGCAGTTATAACACTAATATAAACTAACAATGAATTATTGTTCATCAAACCGATGAATATTAGCGTTACACACACTGGAGCGATAGAGCTCGCTGTTAGTAGTAATCTTGCTAGTCTGTTCATAGCTTCCCGTCCTATACTGTATGCATGTACAGTATTGTAGCTTGAATGGATTTCTGTATCCATGCCCATTCAGACTAATCTTATTAAACTAACACTTGATTGAAAAAAAAACACTAACGCGTACGCAAAATTATTCGTAACCTGTTAAGAGTGGTTACTTAGACACGAACTTAACACCTCGCTTCGGCGGGGTTTTTTCGTTTATGGCAGCCAAAAGTAATTTTGTTTTCCCCTCAACTCTGAGAGGACTCACAGCAAATACGAGGGGGCTTAATGTCCGAACCTGTATCCGGGTCCGCTGCGGCGGCCAGCGCCTTAACTGGTGCCAGTCTTTATGGGCTTCTGACTGGTACTGATTACGGTGTCGTTTTTGGCGCTTTCGCCGGCGCGGTGTTTTATGTGGCAACTGCCGCCGATCTGACTTTGCCGCGGCGAACGGCATACTTCGTCGTCTCGTACTTTGCTGGTGTTTACGGATCCGGGCTGGTGGGTTCGATGCTCGCCAGCATCACCCATTACAGCGACAAGCCTCTGGATGCTCTCGGCGCGGTTCTGCTTTCTGCGCTGGCCATTAAGACGCTGACCTTTTTCAGTGAGCAGGATCCTCTGTCACTGCTGCAAAGGTGGCGGGGAGGAAACAATGGTAACGACTGACCCACTGGTGCTGACGAACGTCGCCGCCTGCACGATGATCGTGATCCGGCTGATGATGTTCCGTAAGCCGGGAGGGAAGCACAACGTATGGGCCTCCTGGCTGGCATACGTGATTATCCTGGCGTATGCGTCCGTCCCGTTCCGTTTCATGTTCGATTTCTATTTCCACGTCCACTGGGCGACCGTCATGTTGAATCTCATCATCTGCGCTGCAGTGTTCAAAGCGCGGGGCAACGTGGCGCGCCTGTTTAATGTACTGAGGCCAGAATAATGCGGATCAGCGATAAAGGCATTTCTCTCATCAAGCAGTTTGAAGGCCTGCGCCTCACAGCGTATCAGGACAGTGTGGGCGTCTGGACAATTGGTTATGGCTGGACACAGCCTGTGGACGGCAAACCGATCCGCCCCGGTATGACCATCAAAGAAGAAACCGCCGAGCGCCTGCTACGCACCGGGCTGGTGGGCTACGAAAGTGACGTGTCGAAGCTGGTGAATGTGAAGCTGACGCAGGGTCAGTTTGATGCGCTGGTTTCGTTCGCCTATAACCTCGGCGCCCGCGCGTTGTCGACTTCTACGCTACTGCAAAAGCTTAACGCTGGTAATTACGCCGATGCTGCTGATGAGTTCCCGCGCTGGAATAAGGCTGGTGGCAAAGCACTGCCGGGTCTCACCCGGCGTCGTGAGGCAGAGCGTGCTCTGTTTCTGTCAGACGGCAAAAAATGATCTCCAGCTGGAAAGCCGCTGCGGCTTTGCTTTTACTCGCCGGCGTATTATCCATCGCCTGGACAATTAACCATTACCGCAATAACGCGATCACCTTCAAAGCCCAGCGTGATAAAGCCACTTACAACCTGAAACTGGCAAACAACACAATCGGCGACATGAAGGTGCGCCAGCGCGACGTTGCTGCACTTGATGCCAAATACACGGGAGAACTGGCAGATGCTAAAGCCACTATCGATCAGCTTGAGCGCGATGTTGCTACTGGCAAGCGTCGGTTGCAGCTCAACGCCAGATGTCCAGCAAGCGGAGCGCCCGGCACCAGCAGCATGGGCGATGCTTCCAGCCCCCGACTTACAGACGCCGCTCAACGGGATTATTTCACCCTCAGAGAGCGAATCGCCACAGTTACAGCGCAAGTGAGATATTTACAGAAATATATTCTAAATCAATGTGATAATTAAAAGAAAGCCCATCAAATATGGGCTTCCTATTTGTTGTCAAAAAGATGAAGCCAATTGCATCAGAACGCCACTGAATACTGGCCACATAGTTAGAGTGTTTGCTCCAAGCGAAGATAATTGCTCAAGGTGTTCTAATGGAGACTTGAATTTGTTGGTCTTTATATCATTTATCGATAAAAGTATTTCGCGATATAGTTTTTCGTCTTTTTCGATTATTTCTTTTTTGTTTTGTTCTAACAAATGCTGAGCATGGGTGATTAATAGTGCCTCACGTGACGTATGTGTAACATTTTTCTGGTAGACATTCCCTACGCCATTAAAGACAAAGCTCTTATCAGCTCCTCTTGAATGGCAATTCTCCATTGTTACGTTTTTACAGTCAGTAAATTCAAACGCAATGTTGGGTAAATCTTTTTCATTTTGCATGTTATGGCCCTCGCCAGAGTTATTGCCCAGAGATTGGTAGTTTACCATGTCCACATAATGTCCATAGCGATTAGCATCACACATGGGTTGTACCACAACATGGCATTTAACACCCCACGTAAGACAAGCTTGGATTGCTTATGATAATGTCAATGTGATGCTTAAACGTGAGGGCAAGAATATGCAGTGGACTTCTGTAAAAAGTGGATTACCAAAGACAATTAAACAAACCTCTTGGTATATCGTTAATACTAGTAAAGGAGTTGGATTCGCAGAATTCAATCCCATAGACGGCTTTGCTAATCAAGTGTTTATAGATAATAGTCAACATTATGGGATTGATATAACTCACTGGATGGGCTTACCGCCGCCGCCATCTTTTGATTAAGTTGATTAGACTTTTAAGCAGTAGTTAACAAGCCACTGGCATCCGCTGGTGGCTTTTTTATTGCGCCTCGCATGCGCTAAACAATCGAGAGTCTTTCAGTCGTGAGCCTGGGGAAAGCTGCTTTCTCGGGCGGCTGTCCCATGCGACAGGCTCACATCTAAAAGGAAGCTTTATGCAGGTCACTATCGATGGTGTCCCGTACGCGCCTGTTTGCAAGTCGGCCACCAGCCGGATCGGCATAGCCATTTCCACACATAACCGCGCTGGCGTACTTAGCCAGGCGCTGGAGCATCATCTCCGACATTTACCTGCTGGCGCGCTGGTGGTTGTCGTTGATGACGGCTCACAGCCACCAGCGGTGGTGCCCACCGGCATTGATCTGATCCGGCACGATAAATCGCTGGGCATTGTGGCCTCGAAGAACGCCAGCCTTATCGCGCTGATGGATGCCGGGTGTGAGCATCTCTTCCTGTGGGATGATGACGCCTGGCCGATTGCTGATGGCTGGTGGCTGCCTTACATCGAATCAGCCGAGCCACATCTGGCTTATCAGTTTCTCGATCTGGCTGGCGCGCGCAAGCTTAACGATATCGCGGTGCTGTATCGCGACGATCAGCATATCGCCTACACCGGCCAGCGTGGTGTGATGCTCTATTACCACCGTAGCGCGATAGAGCACGTTGGTGGCTTCGACCCGATTTACGGTCGCGGCATGTATGAGCACAGCGATCTCGCCCTGCGAATCCACAATGCCGGGCTGACGTCGTGGGCGTTCGCTGATGTGGTCGGCTCTGAAAAGCTGATTCACTCCCTCGATGAGCATGAGCTGGTGGAGCGTTCGGTACCACGTCCGGACAGGGAAGAGCAGGTTAAGCGCAACGTTAAGATTCACAACGAGCGCCGCGATACCGGTTATACCGGCTATGCCCCGTATCGCCCTCAACGCAATGTAGTGATCACCACGCTGCTGACCAGTGAGCCCGACCCGCAGCGCGGTACAAGAATGAATGCCTCACCTGACCTGCTGGCGAAGTGGGCTGCATCATTGCGCGGTTGCAAACGGGTTGTGCTGGCTGATGGGCTGGCGACCGCACCGGCTGATGTCGAATTATGTCGCGTTACCGCGGTAAAGATGAACTGCTACTTCCGGCGCTGGCTGCATATCTGGCAGCACCTTCGCGATCACCCTGAGTATCACATGGTCTGGTGTACTGACGGTACCGATGTCGAAATGCTCCGCGAGCCGTGGGCAGATATGGTGCCGGGCACGGTGTATGTCGGCTCTGAACCAAAGACCTATGCCGATTCGTGGGCACGCCAGCACCACCCGGAGCGCATCTATCAGGCCTTCCTTGATGAGTACAGCGCTGATGTGATGCTTAATGCCGGATTGCTTGGCGGGCTGCGCGCTGACGTGATGGCGGTTGCGCACGGCATAGTGCGGCTCTATTACCTGCTGGAGTGTCACCGCTTCTGGAAGACAGAGAAAGCACCAGCAGCGGTCGGCGATATGCTGGCTTTTGGCATTGTGGCTAAACGCTTTGGCGATCGCGTCGTGACTGGCCCGCAGGTACATACCATTTTCAAATCTGACGGCATCGGTAAGGAGTGCGCCTGGTGGAAACACAAGTGAGCTTTGTTGTGGTCGGGCACCATGCCCGGCGAGAGCAGGCCGAAAGGCTGGCTGACTATCTTGGCGCTCACATGCTGATGGACGAGTGCGATATGGGTGCCAACTGGAATCACCGTCGCGCGATGGAATGGGCAGCAGATCAATCCTGTCGTGTTGTCGTGCTGGAAGATGACGCGATGCCGGTAGCGGGGTTTGAGGAAAAGGTTGCTCTCTGGCTTTCCCTCTTCCCTGAAGAGATGCTGAGCTTTTATCTCGGTACCGGTCGCCCGCCACAGTATCAGATGCTGATTGCCGAGCGGCTGATAGTGGCTGACAAGGCGCGGACCGATTACATCACGTTACCAAAGCTCATTCACGGTGTGTGCTACAGCGTACCTCCCTCACATATCACCCGAGTGCTGGCGCGCTGGGACAGCGGCAAGCCTGCTGATTACGCCGTGGGTGATGCGTGGGGTGGGGCGGTCATCTATCCATGCTGGTCGCTTGTCGATCACGCAGATGGTAAGCCCGTTGAGCAGCACCCTGATGCGGTACCGCGCACAGAACGCCGACGCGCATGGAGGATTGCCTGATGCCAGCAGCAATACCGCGCGCATGCCGTAAGCGTGGATGCGCCGGAACAACCACCGACCGCTCTGGCTACTGCGAGCAGCACCGATCTGAAGGCTGGCAGCAGCACCAGCGCGGACAGAATCGCCACCAGCGCGGCTACGGCAGCAAGTGGGATGTGCTCAGGGCTGAGGTTCTGGCACGCGACAAACATCTGTGCCAGAACTGCAGGCGTAATGGACAGATTGCGGCGGCAAAGACTGTCGACCACATCATCGCTAAAGCTAAAGGCGGCACTGATCAGCTGTCGAACCTTGAATCGCTGTGCTGGCCCTGCCACAGGTCGAAAACCGGCCGGGAAAGGTTCAAATGATAATCATTATCAATAAGTAGTTGCATTTTGCAATTATTTCATTGTAAATGATAATTATTCTCATCCGCGGGAGGGCGGGTCGAAAGTTTTGGGGCCTGGACCCTAAGTACCGCCGCCTAACCTTTTTTCACACCGCCGCAGGTTAGAAAACTTTTTTTTGGGTTACCCCAACCATCGATTAATAGGAGTTTTCGATTATGCCAGGACCACCGAAAACCCCGACACATCTGGCTTTAGTGAAGGGGAACCCATCCAAAAGAGCAATAAACAAATCAGAGCCCAAACCAGCATCTGGGGTACCCCCAGTGCCGAAGCATTTCGACAAGATGGGGAAATACTGGTTTAAGCGGATTGGTGAAGAGCTTGATGCCGTCGGTGTAATGACCACTCTGGACGGTAAAGCGCTTGAACTGCTGATCGAGGCTTACACCGAGTACCGGAATCACTGCGATACGTTAGAGCGGGAAGGCTACACCTATGCCGTCTACAGCGAGGAAGAGCCGGACGAAGGGAAGGAGCGTGAGATCAGGATGATTAAGCCGCACCCGGCAGCAGTGATGAAAGCTGATGCCTGGAAACGAATCAGAGCTATGCTCGCTGAGTTTGGCATGACGCCCGCCAGCCGCTCTAAGGTTGGGGTCAAGGGCACGGCTGAGGCCGATCCTCTGGAAGAATTTCTCAAAAAGCGCAAATGATGAATGGCAACGGTTTCGGAAGGTATTCAGTATGCCGAGAGCGTACTGTCTGGCGAGATTGTTGCTGGCGAACTGGTACGCCTTGCGTGCCAGCGATTCTTCAATGATTTAGAGCACGGACCGAAAAGGGGCGTCTACTTCAACGAGGATCGCGCCCAGCATATTCTCGATTTTTATGACTTTGTACCCCACGTTAAAGGTGCGCTGGCCGGAAAGCCCATCAAGCTGATGCCCTGGCACGTCTTCATACTGATAAATCTGTTTGGCTTCGTCATACATTTAGTTGATGAGATGACGGGCGAAGTGGTTATGGAAGATGGTGCAGCTGTCATGGTACGCCGCTTCCGCACGGCTTATGACGAGGTGGCGCGTAAAAACGCCAAATCTACACTCTCATCCGGTATCGGACTGTACATGACCGGTGCCGACGGCGAAGGCGGTGCTGAGGTTTACTCAGCTGCGACGACCCGCGACCAGGCTCGGATTGTTTTTGACGATGCCAAGAACATGATCAAGAAAGCCCCCCGCACGCTGGGCCGTCTTTTTGGTCACGTTAAGCTGAACATTCATCAGGAGCGTTCGGCCTCAAAGTTCGAACCACTCTCCAGCGATGCGAATAACCTCGACGGTCTGAACATTCACTGCGGAATAGTCGATGAGCTACATGCTCACCGTACCCGTGATGTATGGGACGTACTGGAAACAGCGACCGGTGCCCGTCTTCAGTCTTTACTTTTCGCCATCACAACAGCTGGCACTAATAAAGATGGCATCTGCTATGAGCAGCGTGATTACGCCATCAAAGTTCTGCGCGGTGTGGTTGAAGATGACACGTACTTTGCCATGATTTATACCCTCGACGAAGGGGACGACCCATTTGATGAGGCCAACTGGCCGAAGGCTAACCCCGGTCTGGGTATCTGCAAGCGCTGGGACGACATGCGTCGCCTTGCGAAAAAGGCAAAAGAGCAGGTCGCAGCCCGGCCAAACTTCTTCACCAAGCACCTGAACATCTGGGTTACCGCTGAAAGTGCCTGGATGGATATGGATCGCTGGGCAAAAATGCCAGGCATAGCGCAGGAAGCTGAGCGAACCGGCTGGCCGCTTTGGGTTGGCGTGGATCTGGCGAACAAGATTGACATTTGCGCAGCGGTAAAAGCATGGCGAGACCCTGCAGGTGAAACTCACATGCAGCCGCGCTTCTGGATACCTGAAGGCAGGCTGGAAACGGCGCCCGCCCACATTGCTGAACTTTACAGAAAATGGTCTGACGCCGGATATCTTGAACTAACTGACGGGGATGTTATCGACCACGGAATGATTAAAGCTGACATTGTGAAATGGGTTAAGGGAGAGAACATCAAAGAGATTGCATTCGACCCCTGGAGCGCGGTGCAGTTCAGCCTGTCACTCGCCGAAGAGGGCTTACCGCTTGTCGAAGTGGCACAGACAGTAAAAAACCTCTCAGAGTCTATGAAATCTGTTCAGGCGGAGATATACGGCAATAAATTCCACCATGACGACAACCCTGTCATGCGCTGGATGATGTCAAACGTCACGGTCAAACCGGATAAGAACGACAACATTTTCCCGAATAAATCCACGCCGGAAAACAAAATTGACGGCCCTGTCGCGCTCTTTACCGCCAAAAGCCGAATGCTGGTAAATGGCGGTAACGATGCTCAGGATCTGAGCGGCTTCTTCGAAAATCCCATCATGGTAGGTTTCTGATGACTAAAAATAAGCAGCCGGGCAGGGTGAAGAGCGCCCTGCTCACCTGGCTTGGCGTACCCGTCAGCCTGACTACCGGAACGTTCTGGCAGGAATGGTATGGCACGAGCAGTAGCGGAAAAGTCGTTACAGCAGATAAAGCCATTCAACTTGCCGCGGTATGGGCCTGTGTAAGGTTGTTGAGTGAGTCCATCTCCACGCTGCCGCTCAAAATCTACGAGCGCCAGGCTGATGGATCCCGAAAACTGGCCCAGACAAACCCGGTTTATCAGGTTCTTTGCCGCAAGCCTAACCTCGAAATGACGCCTTCGCGCTTCATGTTAATGGTTGTTGCCAGTGTCTGCCTGCGCGGCAATGCGTTTGTGGAAAAATTATTTATCGGTCAAAAACTGGTTTCGCTGGTGCCACTGCTGCCGCAAAACATGGTTGTTAAACGGCTGGAAACCGGGCGGCTGGAATACACCTATACCGAGAGCGGCAAAGAGCGCGTTATTCCTGAAAAGAATCTGATGCATATACGCGGCTTCGGTCTCGATGGCGTTTGCGGCATGATGCCTATGATGGCCGGGCGGGATGTTATCGGTGCCGCAATGGCGGTAGAGGAGTCTGCTGCAAAGATTTTCGAGAACGGCCTGCAAAGCTCCGGATTTCTTTCCGCTGAGCAGGCGCTGGACAAGGATCAGCGCGAGCGCCTGCGCGGGTATATGCAGGCTTTTACCGGTTCGAAAAATGCCGGAAAAATTATGGTGCTTGAGGGTGGGCTCAAATACCAGAACGTCACGATGAACCCTGAAGCGGCGCAGATGCTTGAGTCGCGCTCATTCAGCATCGAAGAGATCTGCCGCTGGTTCCGCGTGCCGCCGTTCATGGTCGGTCATACATCGAAGCAAAGCAGCTGGGCCTCCAGCCTTGAGGGCATGAACCTGCAGTTTCTGACACATACACTGCGCCCGCTGCTGGTGAATATCGAGCAGGAGATTTCCCGCTGCCTGCTTGGCGGTGAAGAGGACGTCTTTGCCGAATTCAGTGTGGAAGGTCTGTTGCGGGCCGACAGCGCCGGTCGCGCGGCGTATTACACCAGTGCGTTGCAGAATGGATGGATGTCACGCAATGACGTGCGCCGGCTTGAAAATCTGCCGCCTATTGAAGGGGGTGATCTCTATACCGTCCAGCTCAACCTGACCCCCCTGGAAGACCTGAAACAAAACAGTGCTGGCTTACAGGCTGTAGCGCTGCGCAATTTACACAACCACGTTTTCCCCGACATCCCCTTCGAACAGTCACCGCTTAAACAGGCGGCTTAGGAGCAATCATGACAATTAAGAGCCTTCCGGCAGCGCCGGAGGGGCGACCTTTTGCACGCGAAAAACCGGATCTGCCGGCAGCGGCAATGGAGCGCTGGAATGGCGGCATCCGTGCTGCGCGTGAAGGTGAAAACAGCATTTCTATTTTCGATGTGATCGGCGCTGACTTCTGGGGCGATGGTGTCACAGCCAGTCGTATCGCCAGTGCGCTTCGTTCGATGAATGGCGGGGCTGTGACCGTCAACATCAACTCCCCTGGCGGGGACATGTTTGAAGGCCTGGCGATTTACAACCTTCTGCGCGAGTACGAAGGAAAAGTCACGGTGAAGGTGCTTGGGCTGGCGGCGTCAGCTGCGTCGATCATCGCAATGGCTGGCGACGAGGTTCAGATCGGTCGCGGCGCATTCCTCATGATCCACAACTGCTGGGTTTATGCGATGGGAAATCGCCATGACCTGGCGCAGATCGCTGCTGACATGGCTCCATTTGATAAAGCCATGAGCGATATCTATCAGGCGCGCAGCGGTCTCGACTCCGCCGCCATCGACAAAATGATGGACGGTGAAACCTATATCGGTGGTAGCGAGGCGGTCGAGAAAGGTTTTGCTGACAGCCTGCTTTCCGCCGATGAAATCGCTGACGACGATGAAAGTCCTGCTGCAGCACTTCGCAAGCTCGATGCGTTGCTGGCCAAAACGAACACTCCGCGCGCCGAGCGCCGGAAACTCCTGAAAGCTCTGTCCGGTGGTACGCCTGGCGCTGCCACCAAAAACGACGGTATGCCGGGCGCTACCGACGAAATTAAACCTGAAACTCTCTCATCTCTTCAAAACGCCCTGGCTGCGTTAGTTAATTAAGGATTTGATATGTCTGAAGTAAACAATATTTTGAGTCAAGTCACTGCCAGCATCCAGGAGGCTACGGGCAAATTTAATGCCAAAGCAGAGGAAGCGCTCAACGAAGCGAAAAAAAATGGGCAGTTGTCGGCAGAGACCAAAGATACCGTCGACAAAATGGCAACTGATTTAAACGCCCTGAAGGCGGCAGAGAAAACCCTTAAGGCTGCGCTTGGCGAACTTGAACAGCAGGTTGCGCAGATGCCGCTGGCAAACGCCAAAACTGTCATTGAGACCGTCGGTAAGCAGGTTATTTCCTCTGAAGCGCTTAAAGCATTTGCTGCGAGTGTTGAGGGTGGCAAGCGCGTCAGTGTTGGCGTAAAAGCGGCCATCACCTCGCCCGATTTGCCTGACCGTGTTGTTGATCCACAGCGCCTGCCGGGCATTGATACCGCGCCGAAACAGCGCCTGTTCATCCGCGATCTGATTGCCCCGGGCCGCACCGCCTCCCCGGCTATTTTTTGGGTGCAGCAGACGGGCTTCACCAACAACGCCAAGGTTGTGCCTGAAAACACAACCAAGCCATACAGCGATATCCAGTTCGCCACCCAAATTACCCCGGTGACGACCATCGCTCACATGTTCAAAGCCTCCAAGCAGATTCTGGATGATTTTGCACAACTGCAGTCAACCATCGATGCTGAAATGCGTTACGGCCTGAAGTATGCAGAAGAACAGGAAATTCTCTTCGGTGATGGCTCTGGCGCGCATCTTAAAGGCATTGTGCCGCAGGCGTCGAAGTTCAACCCGGCATTTCAGGTCGAGCAGCAGAACGGCATCGATATTTTGCGCCTTGCGATGCTGCAGGCTCAGCTGGCCCGCTTCCCGGCGTCCGGCCATGTTATGCACTTTATCGACTGGGCGAAAATTGAACTGACCAAAGATAGCCTGGGTCGCTATATCCTGGCGAACCCGGCCGCGCTGACTGGTCCTACGCTCTGGGGTCTGCCGGTAGTGGCCACTGAAGCACAGCAGTTTGTTGGTAAGTTCCTTACCGGCGCATTCAATGCCGGCGCGCAGATCTTCGATCGCGAAGATGCCAACGTTGTTATCTCCACCGAAAACTCTGACGACTTCGAGAAAAACATGATCTCGATTCGTTGCGAAGAGCGTCTGGCTCTTGCGGTGAAACGCCCTGAATCCTTCATTTACGGGGATATCGCTGTAACTCCGGGTAGCTAAACACCACGGCGGCCTGCGGGCCGCTATTTCTGAGGCTAAACCATGGCGTTTCTTGAACCGTCCTTAGTCCGGAGCCATTGCCGTATCGATGATGATTTTACAGGTGATGACAACCTGCTTGAAATCTACACCGGCGCGGCGGCGCGCTATGTTGAAACCTGGACGCGGCGAAAGCTTTACAAAACCAATGATGAGCCGGGCTTTGCTGATGACGAAGATCGCCTGCTTCTCAATGACGATGTGCGCACGGCGATGCTGCTGCTTGTCGGGCACTGGTACGCCAACCGGGAGGCGGTGGTAAGCGGTAATGCGCCGGCAGAATTGCCGCTGGCTGTCGAAGCTTTGCTGCAGCCTTACCGTATTTATGGTGTGTAGGAGGCGAAATGCAGGCGGGAAGGCTTAATCAGCGCGTCCGGATCATGAATTTCACTTCCACCCGGACACCATCCGGGCAGCCACAGCAAACGTGGCATGACGGTAGGGAGATATTTGCCGAGATAAAGGGGATCAGCGGTCGGGAGCTTATTTCCGCCGGCGCGGAGCTTGCGGAAGCAACAATCCGCGTCTGGGTGCGCTTTCGCAATGACATTACAGCAGCGTCAAAGCTCAAGGTGCTGACCGGTCCGTATAAAGGGCAGTACCTCGACGTAACCGGCCCGCCGGTGGCGGATTCAAAAGGTACGCAGCTCGAAATCCTTTGTAAGCAGGGGGTAAAACCATGATCGGCACTAACCTTGATTTCTCTGGTCTGGCGGGGTTGTCCGAAGATCTAGCGACACTCAGTAAAGCGGAAAACCGCAAGGTGATGCGCGATGCCACGCGCGCCGGAGCGACAATCCTTAAAGATGAAGCGGTAAGCCGCGCGCCGGTGAAAAGCGGGAAGCTGAAGAAAAATATCGTCGTCATCACTCAGCGTGAGCGCAACGGCGCGATTGCTTCCGGCGTTCATATCCGCGGTACCAATCCGCGCACCGGCGCCAGCGACAAGACGATGAAAGCCAGCGATCCGCGTAATGCGTTTTACTGGCGCTTTATCGAAATGGGTACTTCAACCATGGCACCCGTGCCGTTCGTCCGCCCCGCCTACGATGCCCGCGAGGAGGATGCGGTAAACGCCGCGTTTGCCGAAGCCAATGCCGCGATCGACAGGGTGCTGGCGAAATGACCGAGGCCGATGTTTATGCACTCATTGGCGCGCTGGCCGACGGGCAGGTTTATCCCGGCGTGGTTCCACTTAACAGCCAGGGTGAACCGGCAGTTGCGCCGCCGTGGATCACATTCACGCTGGTGGATCAGGTCTATGGCGATACGCTTTGTGGCCCCGCAGAGGAAGACACAGCCCTGCAGGTTGATGTTTATGCCTCCTCGGTGGATGAGGCCCGCGCGGTACGCGAGCAGGCGATCGCCGCGCTGATGCCGCTCGGCTTCACCCGTATGAGCAAAACCGGCGGTTACGAGCCCGATACCGGCCTGCGCCGTGCAACCGCAGAAGTCCACGTCCTTCAGTAATCCCTACCCACTTAATCACAGAGCCGCCGCGAGGCGGTTTTTATTATATCCGGAGACAGCTATGTCCGCACTTTATGAAAAATCGCAGTTAACGAAGATCCTGATTTCTTCGCTGCCGGCAACGAAAGATACGATGGCAAGTGCCGACTATCTTGATCTGAGCTGCACGCTCAAAGAGGTCCAGTTCACCGGTGGCCAGAAACAGGATATCGACGTCACCACCCTGTGCTCGACCGAACAGGAGAACATCAACGGCCTGCCCGCTCAGTCGGAGATTTCGCTGTCCGGTAACTTCTTCAAAAATGCGGCGCAGGATGCACTGCGTGACGCATATGACAACGACACCTCGTATGCCTTTCAGGTGATCTTCCCGTCCGGTAAAGGCTTCCGTTTCCTGGCTGAAGTGCGTCAGCACACCTGGTCATCCGGTACCAACGGCGTGGTCGCGGCCACCTTCTCCCTGCGCCTGAAAGGCAAACCTGAAAACATCGAACCCGGTTCGTAAGGAAAATCATGTCCATTAAAGAGCTTGCCCTGGCGAAACACTCCGGGTTTCGTCATAAAACTGTCACCGTGCCCGAATGGGGCGGTGTGAATGTTGTTCTGCGCGAGCCATCCGGTGAAGCCTGGCTGCGCTGGCAGGAGATCGCCGGAACCGATATCAGGGCTGAAGAGCTTTCGGTGTCGGAGCGTGCGAACCGCAACCTGCGCGCTGATGTGGCGCTTTTTCTCGATGTGCTCTGCGACGAGGACAAGCAGCAGGTTTTTACCCGCGACGACGAAGAGGAAGTGCGTGCCATCTATGGCCCCGTGCATTCCCGCCTTCTTAAACAGGCGCTCGATCTGATCGCATCCGGAGAAGATGCCCGGGAAAAGTCGCCACCCCCGGCGTTAAATTCCTGATGTCGCTTGCGCTCCGCATGGGGCGCACGCTTTCAGAACTCAGGCAGAGCATGACGGCCAGTGAAATGCTGATGTGGATTGAATACGACAGGATAAGCCCGGTCGGCGATATCCGCGGCGATATTCAGGCAGCGCAGATCGTCTCTGCCGTATATGGCTCGCAGGGTGCAAAAGTGCCGCTGAGTGATGCCATTCTGCAGTGGGGGGGAGAAGAGCAGCAAACAGACAAGGATCCGTTTGCCGGGCTTGAGGATGCGCTTACCGAGGCAACTAAGTGACTTTTTTAACCTCAGGGATTAGGATTGTTCCCTCTATTTGAAGGGGGTATCCATGGAGTTTTTTCTTATCGCTGCAGTGTTAGGCGTTATTCCTGCTCTTATTGCTAAAAGCAAAGGGCATTCTTTTTTCGCGTGGTGGATTTATGGAACCTTGCTTTTCATTATTGCATTAGTTCATTCATTGGTTATCCGCAAAGATGCGGAAGCCGAAGAAAAGAACCTTATCGCTTTTGAGGGAATGAAAAAGTGCCCTTTCTGTGCCGAATTAATTAAATCTGAAGCAATTAAATGTAAGCATTGTGGAAGTGATTTAACTGATAAAAGCAACCACGAAAATTTAATTAAATCTGATGAAGAATATTTAAGAGAGGCCAGGCAAAAGGCTGGTCTAGAAGAATAAGAAACCGCTCCGGCGGTTTTTTTTCGTCCGGAGAATGGTAATGGCAACGCTTCGCGAACTTATTATAAAAATTTCTGCTGACTCCAGCTCATTTCAGAGTGAGATCACCCGCGCCTCTCGCATGGGCTCAGACTATTACAGAACAATGCAGGCGGGAGGCCGCCAGGCGGCGGCGGCGGCTAAAGAAAGTGAAAGGGCGTTATCTGATCTCACTAATGGTTTTGCCTCAGCAGGTAAAGCTGCCGCTGCCGCCGCTGCGGCTTTTGCCACCGGGAAGCTGGTGCAGATTGCGGACGAATGGAACTCCGTGAATGCTCGCCTTCAACAGGCTTCGTCTTCGGCTGATGATTTTGCGACATCGCAACGTCAGCTTATGGAGATCAGTCAGCGAACCGGTACAGCTTTCTCTGATAATGCCTCTCTTTTTGCCCGGGCCGCGGCATCAATGCGCGAGTATGGCTACAGCTCGGAAGAAGTGCTCAAAATTACCGAAGCCGTTTCCACCGGGCTCAAGCTTTCCGGTGCCAGCACGCAGGAGTCAAGTTCTGTTATTACGCAGTTTAGTCAGGCGCTTGCTCAGGGCGTCTTGCGTGGCGAAGAGTTTAATGCAGTCAACGAGGCGGGCGATCGAGTGATCCGCGCCCTTGCTACAGGCATGGGCGTTGCGCGTAAAGACCTCAAGAGTATGGCCGACCAAGGCAAGCTCACGATCGATAAAGTTGTGCCAGCACTAATGAGCCAGCTTGGGGCGTTACAGGGTGAGTTTGCAACGATGCCGCAGACTGTTTCAGGCTCATTACAAAAGGTCACTAACTCGTTCATGGGATGGGTTGGGGGTGTTAACGCAGCAACAGGCGCCACGGATGCGCTGTCAGGTGGTCTTGATGGTGTTGCCCAAACACTGGACTCCTTTACTTCATCCGCAGTCAGCGGTGCCCTGAGTGATGTGGCTGACAATATGTCAACCATTACCACAGTCGCAGGCGCTCTGGTGGGGGTTGGTCTGGCTAAATACCTCGGCGGAATTGTTACCAGCGCCACAAGTGCGACAGGTGCTTTGATCTCTGCAGCTAAGTCCGAAGTTGCCCTCGCTGTAGCGCAAGACAGGGCGGCCCAGTCCGCTGTGGCAGCATCGAGAGCAGATGTTTATCGCGCGCAGCAAGCCTTGCAGAGAGCCAAGGGCGCTGATGTTCAGGCTGCTCAGCAGGAAAAAGTAGCGGCTGCAGAGGCAAGGGTAACAGCAGCTCAGGTCAGGCTGACGACGGCTCTTGCCGGAGGCACAGCAACAGAGAAAGTCAGAGCCAGAGCAGCGCTTGAGCGTGCTCAGGCAGGTTTAGCGGCCGCTAAAAATGCGGATGTTCAGGCAGTTGCTGAACGGCGACTGGCACAGGCAGAGGCCGCGCGTGACAGGAATTTGGCCAACCGCGTCTCAACTCAAAGTAATTTAAACAGTGTCACAGCTGTCGGATCGCGGCTAATGAGTAGCGCTCTGGGAATTGTCGGCGGCTACCCAGGCCTGCTTATGTTAGTGGCTGGTGGATGGTATGCGGCCTATCAAAATCAGGAGCAAGCCCGCCGCGCCGCTGTGGAATACGGCAGAACCATAGATGAGGTAAGCAAAAAGACCAAGGAAATGTCTTTGCCGGAAGCTTCGGACAATGGAGAGAAAGCAAAAAAATCCCTTGATGAACAGAACAGGCTTATTGATGAGCAAAAAAGCAAAATTGAAAGTCTGAAAGTACAGATTGCCGGATCGCAGTATCTAATCAATAACCCAGGCCCGACAACTAAAGGTGGTTTCATGATAAACCACCTTACCTCTATGAAGACTGTAACCGATGAACTGTCTACTGCAACTGAGCAATTATCGGTTGAACAGGAAAGACTTTCTCAGATGCAGGAGAAAGCAGCCTCAATTCAACAGGCACTTGAGGGATTTCAGTACCGTCGGGTCTCACTGATTCGGGAGGAAGCGGCAAACCAGAACGCAGCTTATCAGTCCCTGCTGATGATGAACGGTCAGCATCAACGATTCAACCAGCTTCTCGGGCTTGGCAATCAGCTACTGATGGCCCGACAGGGAATGACGCTGGCACCCCTGCGTGTTCCTCAGGCTGAAGCCTCGCAGAAACAGACCGATGCGCTTGAGAAAAGCCGACGTGATCTGGCTCTTTCCCGCCTGAAAGGTGAGGCAAAAGAGCGCACGCGGCTTGGCTATGCTGCTGATGAACTCGGTTTTGTTTCTACCGATCCTCGCTATCAAACCAACCGGCTTGAGTACATCAATAACGGGCTCGAAGAGTGGCGCAATAACGAGGCCAACAAGAAGCAGCCCAAAGGGCCAAAGACGGACGAAGAAAAGGCCGCTGATGCTTATAAAAGGATGATAAAGCAGCAGAAGGAGCAGATCGCCCTGCAGGGCCAGAGCACCGAACTCGCAAGGGTAAAATACCAGGTGGTCGAAGGTGAACTGTCCACGCTGGACAAGGCGCAGAAGGCTGAACTGATGCGCAACGCGGCCTTAATCGATCAGGTCAAACTGCGCGAGCAGCTGCGTAATTACGAGGCGAATCTGGCTGACAGCAACGCCAGCGCCCGGGCGGCCAATGATGCGCAGCTCATTGGTTACGGTCAGGGCACCCGGTTCCGTGAGCGGATGCAGGAGCAGTTTAATATCCGTAAGGAGTTTGAGCAGAAGAATACCGATTTGCTCCGGCAGCGGCAGGCCGGAGACATTGACGAAACCTTCTACCAGCAGGGGCTGGCACTCAACAAACGCTATCTGGAAGAGCGACTGCGCGACCAGGAAGGGTATTACACCGCTTCCGATGCGCAGCGCGGTGACTGGTTAACAGGCATGTCAGAGGGCTATGCGAACTGGGTGGACGAGGCGACCGACTATTCCGCGATGGCTGCCGACGGGATGAAGCAGGCGATGGGCGGGGCGGTGACCACTATTACCGATATGCTCAACGGCAACCTCGACAGCTGGAAGGACTGGGGCATGAACGTACTGAAAATTATCGAGACCGTTCTCGTTAATATGATGGTGGCGAATGCCGCGAGTTCTCTCGGCTCACTCTTCAGCTTTGGTGCTTCATCCGCCGCAACGGCCAGCAGCGGGACGGCCATTCAGAGCGCCGCGTCAAACTTCACCTTCAACGCCAAAGGTGGCGTCTACGACTCACCCTCCCTCAGTGCTTACAGCGGTGGTGTCTACCAGACCCCGCAGCTGTTTGCCTTTGCGAAAGGAGCTGGGGTGTTTGGCGAGGCAGGTCCGGAGGCGATTATGCCACTCACGCGCGCGGCGGATGGTTCGCTCGGTGTTCGCGCAGTCGGCGCACCGCAGTTTTCCGGCGGTGGCCCGTCCGTGTCGTTTGGCGATATCAACATCAACGGCGGTGCGCAGTCCACGGCAGGGCAGGGAGCAGCCGCAACTGCCGGCAGGCAGCTTAAAGATGCAATCGTGACGGTGATTAATGAGCAGGCCAGCATGCCGGGCTCGCCATTATGGCGGCTTTTGAAAGGAGCGTAATATGGCATTTGAGACCTTCTCCTGGTGCCCGAAGGTGGCCGCGCAGGCAGATACCAGCTTCCGAACCCGTAAGGCGCAGTTCGGGGATGGCTATGCGCAGGTGGCCGGGGACGGCATCAATCCGGTCACACCGCAATGGAGCGTGAGTTTTACCGGCGATGAAGCCTATGTTCTGGCCATAAAGGCGTTTCTGAAGCGGCATGCCGGCTGGAAGTCTTTCATCTGGAAGCCGCCCCTGGAGCCTGCGGGGTTATGGCGATCTGAATCCCTCCAGATAGCCACCCACGGCAACGACAAATACACCCTCAGTACCACATTCATTCAGGCATACCATCCATGAGCATTTCTTCTGATGTCCAGAAACTGGAGCCGGGCAGCCGCGTCCGCCTTATCGAGGTTGACGGCGAAGCGTTCGGCGCCGGCATTCTGCGGTTTCACAACGAAACCCTCCCTCACACAGAGGCCGAGATCATTGCCGCCGGCGGCGATGCGTCAAAGCTTCCGCCGAAGTCCGTCTGGTGGCAGGGGCTGGAGTACGGTGCGTGGCCCTTTGAACTGACCGGCCTGTCCGTCAGCAGCGACGGGCAGAGCGCCCGCCCGACCCTGACCGTGGCAAATATCAGCGGCACGATTGGCGCGCTCTGTCGCCGCTTTCAGGGGATGGCAAAGGCAAAAGTGATTATCCACGAGACATTCGCTCATTACCTTGATGCCCGCAACTTCTCCGGCGGCAATCCTGCCGCTAACCCGAACGAGGAGCGCAAACAGGTCTATTACATTGACCGTAAATCCAGTTCGGATGATGAAACCGTTGAGTTCGAGCTGTCCAGCCCGGCAGACCTGCGGGGACAGCTTATCCCCACGCGGCAGATCCAGCCCATGTGCACCTGGTGCATGCGCGGGTGGTACAAAACCGGGAACGGCTGTACCTATGCCGGGCAGAATGGCTGGTTCGATAAGGACGGCAACCCGGTCGACGATCCCTCACAGGACGTGTGCTCAGGCCTCCTGTCCACCGGCTGCAAGCCGCGCTTCGGCGCTGAAAACGAAGTCGATTTTGGCGGGATGCCGGGCGCATCACTTCTGAGGGGATAATATGCGGGACAAGACAATCAGCGCGATTCTGGCGCATGCGGCGCAGACATTCCCGGCTGAATGCTGCGGTGTGGTGATCCAGAAGGGACGGGTTGAGAAGTATGTTGCCTGCCGCAATCTGGCCCTGTCCCCGGAGGAGCAGTTTGAACTGTCGCCGGAGGATTATGCGGCAGCCGAAGAGCAGGGCACGGTGGTTGCCGTGGTGCACAGCCACCCCGGCGACGGTGCCACGACGCAGCCGAGCGAGCTCGACATGCTGATGTGCGACGCGACCGAAGTGCCGTGGGTGATCGCTTCATGGCCTGAAGGCGATATCCGCACCATCATGCCGCGCGGCGATCGCCCGCTGACCGGGCGTCAGTTTGTTCTCGGGCATGCTGACTGCTGGTCCCTTATCCGGGATTACTTCCGCACTGAACACGGTATCCCGCTGCCTGACTACAGCGTCGATCGCCACTGGTGGGAGGAGGGCGAAAACCTCTATATGGATAACTGGTACGCTTGCGGTTTCAGGGAATTCGACGGTCCCCCGCGGCCCGGCGATATGGTCATTATGCAGGTGCAGGCCAGCGTGCCAAATCATGCCGGCGTCCTGCTGGAAGGTAATATGCTGTTGCACCACCTGTACGGGCAGCTCAGCCAGCGCATCCCGTATGGCGGCTATTACCGTGACCGCACCATCAAAGTTTTACGGTACAAGGATCTGATGTAATGGAGAAACGAACCGTTATCAAGCTGAGCGGGTCGATGGCGCAGCGTTTCGGGCGCACGCACCGCCGGGCGCTGTCCTCTGCCAGCGAGGTTTTCAGGGCGTTGTCCAGCACGGTGGACGGCTTTGAGGATTATCTCCGCGAGGCGCGCGCCAGGGGACTCGACTTCGTTATCTTCCGCGATCGCCGGAACATCGGTCAGGAGGAGTTTTCGCTTCTCGGTCCGGGCGATGAGTTGCGCATTATTCCGGTGATCCGCGGCAGCAAGCGTGCCGGCATCTTCCAGGCAGTGCTCGGGGCTGCCCTGATTGCCGGGGGTATCGCCCTTGGCCCCGCCGGGGCAGGGCTTATTGGTAAAGGGGTTGCGCTGAATGTTGCGCTGGTTGGCGCATCGATGGCGCTGGGGGGCGTGGTTCAGCTGCTGTCGCCGCAGGTGGCAGGGATGAGGATGCGTCAGGACCCGGACAACAAGCCAAGCTATGCGTTCGGCGGCCCGGTCAACACCACCGCCAGTGGCAACCCCGTACCTCTTCTCTACGGCCAGCGGGAGATCGGGGGCGCTATTATTTCAGCCGGTATTTATGCGGAAGATCAGCAATAAGCCGGTACGTGATTACTTTAAGCCGCCTCCGGGCGGTTTTTTTATGGGCGCGATATGACGAACACAGCGATTAAAGGGCGTAAGGGCGGTGGCACCAAGACCCGCACGCCGGTGGAAGCCCCGGACAGTATTCAGTCCATAGCCAGAGCCAAAATTCTTGTCGCGCTCGGCGAAGGGGAGTTCGCCGGCGGCCTTGACGGGCGCAGCATTTATCTCGGCGACGCGTCATCGTATACCCCGCTGCAGAATGCCGACGGCAGTTTTAACTTCAACAACGTAAAATACGAGTTTCGTTCCGGCACCCAGGACCAGAGCTATATTCAGGGCTTTCCGGGCGTTGAGAATGAGCTGCAGGTCGCCTACGAACTCAAAGCTGCCGTGCCGTATGTCCGTTCTGTCTCCAATACCCAGCTTTCAGCACTGCGCATCCGCCTCGGCTGGCCCTCGCTGCTGAACCAGAAAGATAACGGCGATAAAGTGGGTACGCGCGTTGAGTATGCGATTGACCTGTCTGTCGACGGCGGCGCATATGACACGGTGGTCGACGGCGCTGTCGATGACAAGACCACCACCCTCTATGAGCGCAGTCACCGTATCGACCTGCCAAAAGCTACCACCGGCTGGCAGATTCGCGTGCGCCGGATAACGCCGGATTCAACGACGGTCAATGTTGTGGACAGTATGCGCGTCGAGGCTGTCACCGAGATCATCGATGCGAAGCTGCGTTATCCCAACACGGCGCTGCTCTACATTGAATTTGACGCGAAGCAGTTCCCGAATGGTATTCCTCAGGTGGTGTGCAATCCGAAGGGGCGCATTATTCGCGTGCCTGATACCTACGATCCGGAAACACGCACCTATTCCGGCACCTGGGAAGGCGGGTTCAAATGGGCATGGACCGATAACCCTGCGTGGATTTATTACGACATCGTGCTGAATGAGCGGTTCGGGCTTGGTCAGAGGATTGATGCGACCCAGATTGATAAATGGGAGCTGTACCGCATTGCGCAGTACTGCGATCAGCCGGTACCGGATGGCAAAGGCGGCAGCGGTATGGAGCCGCGCTTTCGCTGCAACGTCTACATTCAGGAGCGCAATGACGCCTGGACGGTGCTGCGCGACCTGGCCGGCATATTCCGTGGCATGACCTACTGGGGCGACAACAAGCTGTATGTGCTGGCCGATATGCCCCGCGATATCTGGCACATCTATAACCATGCCAGTGTGGTCGACGGTAAGTTTACTTTTGCCGATCCCAGCGAAACCACCCGCAACACCGCCGCGCTGGTTAACTGGTCCGATCCGGCGAATCACTACAAAGACACACCCGAAGTCGTTTATGACAACGATCTGGCGATGCGCTTCGATTACAGCCAGCTCGAAATGACGGCCATCGGCTGCACCCGGCAGTCAGAGGCAAACCGGCGCGGGCGCTGGGCGCTGCTCACGAATGGCATCGGTGAGGTGGTGACCTTCAGCACGGGTATGGATGTTCCCCCTGTCGGTGAGGTGATCGGCGTGGCCGCGAACGAACTGGCTGGCAGGGTGATTGGTGGCAGGGTAAGCGCGGTCAGCGGTCGTAATATCACGCTCGATCGGGCCGCGGATGTCAAAGCCGGCAACCGGCTCTTCCTCAATCTGCCGTCAGGTGTGGCGCAGGCCCGGACCGTGCAGGCAGTTAAAGGCAATATCGTCACCGTCACCACTGCCTACAGTGAAACGCCTGAAGCGGAATGCTGCTGGGGCGTGGATGCGGACGATCTGTTTATCGCACTCTTTCGCGTAACCGGCACCCGCGACAACGATGACGGCACTTTCGAGGTGACCGGCACGACCTACAGCCCGGACATTTACGCTGCGGTGGATACCGGCGCCCGGCTCGATGAAAGGCCGATCAGCGTGATCCCGCCCGGCGTGCAGGCGCCGCCGGAAAATATCGTTATCGACAGCTACTCGACGGTCCGCCAGAACATAGCGATCACCACCATGCGTGTGGCCTGGGATTCTGTTAAAGGGGCAATCGCCTACGAAGCGGAGTGGCGACGCGACAGCGGCAACTGGGTGAGCGTGCCCCGCACCTCCTCTCAGGGATTCGAGGTGTCTGGCATCTACGCCGGGCGTTATATGGTGCGGGTGCGGGCGGTGAACGCCAGCGATGTTTCGTCCGTATGGGCGACATCAGCTGAGGTGACGCTCACCGGGAAAGTGGGCAACCCGCCGAAACCGGTAGGCTTTACCGCCTCGGAAACTGTTGTGTTTGGTATCGAGCTGAACTGGGGCTTCCCGGCAAACACGGATGACACGCTGAAGACGGAAATTCAGTACAGCCTGACCGGTACCGACGACGATGCCATGCTGCTGGCCGACGTGCCTTACCCGCTGCGTAAGTATCAGCAGATGGGGCTCAAGGCCGGGCAGGTTTTCTGGTACCGCGCGCAGCTGGTGGACCGGACCGGCAACGAATCCGGTTACACAGACTGGATCCGCGGTCAGTCCAGCTCCGATGTGACCGATATTACAGAGGCCGTGCTCGAGCAGATCAAGGGTACCGACCTGTTTAAAGACCTCATCGAGAACGCCGTGGAGGGCAGCCAGGCGGTCGCTGATCTGGCTGAGGCAGTCAAACAGAACGCCGACGGCCTGGCTGCGGCGGCAGGCGCAAACCGCCAGACGGCAGAAGCTATCATCGGCAATGCTCTGGCGATCGCGGATGTTGTTGTCCGGCAGTCAGCCCAGCAGGGTGCTAACTCGGCGCGGTTCGAACAGTTGCGCGAGGTTATTGCCACTGAAACCGAGGCGCGCGTTACGGATGTACTCCGCCTGGAGGCGAAAACGGATCAGAACGCCGCAGGCATCACAGAAGTTCGCCAGGCGCTGTCAAACGAGAGCGAGGCCCGCGCTTCAGCGGTAGACGAGCTGACCGCGAAGACGGAGAGAAACGCGGCAAATGTCACCGTGCTGGCCCAGACCGTGACGGATCTGGACTCCTCGACCGCCTCGCGCTTTGAGGAGATATCGGCGGAAATAGCGGGCATTGATGGCAGCGATATCAGAGGGGGAATACAGAGCAACTCCATCGCGCTTATCACCAACACGCTGGCGCAGGTCAACACCCGGACCTTGCTCAGCGTTCAGTACGGCGACAACAAGGCAGGGATTCAGCGCGTTGACAACGTGATGGCGGACGCCAGCCAGGCTGTTGCGGAGTCGCTCAGAACGCTGGATGCCAGCGCCGGCGGCGGCACGGCAAATGCCACTGATTTTGCGAAAACGATGGCGGATTTTTCGCAGGTTTCCGCGACAAAAATTAACTCCCTGTCAGTGACGGTAAACGGTCAGCAGGCGGCAATCGTCCAGAATTCGCAGGCGGTTGCAGATATCAGCGGTAACCTTTCTGCGATGTACAGCATCAAGGTGGCCGTGGATGCCGCTGGCCGCCAGTATGCCGCGGGTATGGGGATCGGTGTACAGAACTCTCCTTCTGGCATGCAGTCGCAGGTGCTCTTTCTGGCCGACCGTTTCGCCGTGATGTCACAGGCCGGCGGGACGGTGAGTCTGCCGTTCCTGGTGCAGAACGGGCAGACCTTCATCAACGAAGCCTTTATCAATTATGCGTCGATCACCCTCGCCAAAGTGGGATCGTGGTATTCCGCCAATTATGTGGCCGGGCAGACCGGGACCATCATGAAGGCGGACGGGACGTTTGAGGTCAACGGCGCGGTATCGGGCCAGGGAAGGATGCAGATAACGAACAACCGCATCATCTCTTTTGACGCACAAAACCGGCCGGCAGCTGTTATGGGGCAACGCTTATAATGCAGATGTTTATTGCAGGTACCAGCTTTGACGCCATCAACGCCATGGCGGCCAGTTACGTTCTGGATGTCATGACCATCACCGGTACCGGGAGTAAAACCTACTCCCTGCCCGGGGTGGAACTGACGTATGCCATCGTGAATGACTTCATGGGAGGGCAGTTAACCGGGGCAACCTACAGCGTCAGTGTCAGCGGATTAACCGTGTCGTGGAACGTCAATAATGCTGTCACCCTGATTGTGTACGGCAGCCCGGTGGCGGGCACGCAGAGTGACTATTTTGGCTTTCAGCTCTTCCAGTACCTGAATGGGGTGAGGACGGTCAAACTGGCGCCCAATTATGTCCCGTTGTGCCTGCGGGAAATCATTGATGTGCCTGCCGGCGCGCGCACTGTGCAGACGCAGGTTCCTGCGGGTAACCCGGTCATGTGTTTTCACCGGCACACCGGGGCGGCAATGGACATCAGCTGGTGGAAGCCCGCCACGGTCAACGGGTATCACGCGCTGCAGTTTCCCACGGATGGCAGCAATCAGACCGGGTGCCGGGTGTATGTGTTTTCGAATATTCTCGCGAACATTCCTGATTACGGGTTCTATCTCTACCGCGACGGGCAGATGGTCTGGCACAGCAACTGCCTTCCCCTCCAGGTTATACCGCTGACGAACGGGGATATCACCAGCGACACGCCGCTGGCGGTATCGTCCAGCGTCACGGCACACATCTTCGTGCCGCAGGACCCGGCTTATCCGACGGGGTACAGCAATTTCATGTGTGCATCAGCGGGAAATGACGGGACCCGTTATAAGGTGCAGGTGGGAAAAGTATTCCAGAGCACTTATATCAGCAGTCCCGACGAGGGCAGGCGAATGCGGGGGTGGGCATGTGGCGGGGTGGGGTATATCGAAACGCAGTTCTATGACCAGTACTACAGATATGCCCTTGGCCTGGCCTGATAGTATCACTCCGTCAGCGGCAGCCTGTCGCAGGACGAGGTATCTGTAAAAGCGCTCCGCTCAACCCACTGATAACCGAAGCTGCCGCCGGAGAGATATTCGGCGGTGCTGACCGGTTTTCTTATGCCGAATACCGGCACCGACACCCGGTTTTTCATCACCACCGCCCCGTTATAGCACAGCGGCGGCGTGTTGCTGGCGCAGCCTGTCGCCAGTATCGAAAACAGCACAACTGCCGCAGCGTTAATTATTTTCATCTTTATTCCCTGAACAATATGGATGTGAATCCATTCTATTGGCCGCCTGGTCAGGCGCTAAATAGATTAAACAGATCAATATTTCCTGATTGATCGACTTTATCGATCGTTCATATACGCGCCTTAATCTGGCGCCATGCCCGGAGAGAACATGATTTACACAACTGGCTCTATCGCGGTCAGCGGCAATACCCTGACCGGCACCGGCACGAATTTCACCGCAGCAGGTTCCCTTATCCGTAACGGCTGCACGGTGCTGGCACTGACCAGCCCGGCGCAGGCATTCCAGATCACCGCCATCAACAGCGCGACAGGCCTCACGGTGACGCCGGCGGCCAGCCCGGCTGTTCCCGCCGGCACGAAGTTCGCCATTCTGCTGAGTGACAGTCTTTCGGTTGACGGTCTGGCGCAGGATATTGCGGAGACCTTCACCATGTACCAGCGCTACATGGGCGGCTTTGCTGACGTAATGAAAGGTGTTGGCGACGTTACAATCACCATCAACGGCGAACCGGTTACCGTACCGGGACAAAAATCGCTGGTGAAGAAGGGGGCTAACTCTGACATAACTTCTCTGAGCGGACTCACTACCGCGCTGAGTATTGAGCAGGGGGGGACTGGCGCAAAGGATGCTGCAGGTGCAAGAAAGGCGCTTCAGCTTGGCGGTGCGGCCACACTTGAGGTTGGTACTGCCGCAGGCACCGTTGCGGCGGGGAATGATCCACGACTGACCACCCTGGATGGTAAGTCCGGTGGGTCCATCACCGGTCGAATTTCGATGCCTGCCGGTGCAGTCGGGACTTATCTGAGTGCTGCACAGAATGCTGGCGTCAGGCAGCGTGTGGTAAACGACACATCAGCGACGAGCGCAGTAGGGGCGCTGACGTGGGCGTATAACAACGGCTCTGGTTATCAGCTCGATACCACCTGGGGTTCGGTGGGTCTTGGCTCGTCGGCGTGGCCTTACACGTTTATGATGCAGACCGCTAATGAAACTGATTTTGGTGCGCGTATCTGGACGTTCTCTATGGCGACAGGGGACATTATCTGTAGCGGCTCCGGTAGCCAGGCGGGTACGTTTACTTTTACAAAAGCATCGAACTCTGACCGTGAGATCAAACACGATATCGTGTACACCGACGGGCAGGAATCGTACGAGAACGTTAAAAAATACTCACCCACGTCATTCGTCTATAACGACGATCAGCAGGGGAGAAAGCGTCGCGGGGTAATTGCACAGGATGTGCAGGAGATCGACCCGGAATATGTACGCGCCATCCTTAACCCTTTCACGATGAAAACGAGCCTTTCCCTCGACACTAACGTCATGCTGCTTGATGTGGCGCTGGCACTGAAAGTGGCTATCTCAAAAATCGAGGCCTTGGAAGAAACGGTACAACAGCTGCGCTATGGCTCCTGAAGTCAGTAAAAAAGCCCCGGCGACGGGGCAGTTACATTCCGTGCCTGTCTGGTGCAGGCTACGGGACTGTTTTAATTTTAGTCGAAAGACGATTTAACTTAAGAAAAATCCCCGGCGGTTCAGGCCGTTGACAAATCTTCTTGCCGCTTCGCCTTGATAAGCTCTGCAAACTAAAATACTGTATATAAAAACAGTATTTGGGAGGTGCATATCATGCCAAGAAGAGACGATATCGAGACAGCATTCAGGCAGTCCATAGTGATGGAACCGAGCGGTCGTCGCACCGTTACCACGGAGAATTTCGTGAAAACTCTGCTGACATTCAACTGGGATTGGTCACCAAGGCAGGCTAACCAGTGGATTGAGGGCCACGTCAGCACGTTCAAAGATATCTCCCAGCAAGATGGTGAACTCCGTACGTTCATGATGTACAACCCGAACGGAGGTCTGTGATGGGATTCCCTTCGCCAGCAGCTGACTATATGGATGAAAAGATATCACTCGACCATGAGCTGATCCGCGTACCTTCCGCGACATACTTCCTGCGCGCCGGCGCCGAGTCCCGGCGCGAAGCAATAAAAAAGGGGGCTTTGCTGATTCTGGATATGTCTGCCACACCGGTCGATGGATCCATTGTGATGTGTCACCTGGATGAGCAGATGCGCATGCTGCGGCTGAGGCTTCATCCTCGCCCGAGGCTGGAAGAACTGGACAGACCGGAAATCACCTACCCAATGACGAGTGATGATTTCGAAGGCAGGCTGGTTTTCAAAGGGGTGATCACCTACATCATCAATGACGCCAGAACAGGGGAGTTTGACGACTGTCCGGTAATGTAA